GATTGGCTTGAAAAAGGACGCAACGGTTACACACCCGAGCATGTCAGCTTCTACGAGAAGGTTGCCCGTGCAGAAGCACATGCAGAAATGGCGACGCTGCGATCCCTTCAGGCTCACCGTAGAACCGACTGGCGAGTATCAGCTTGGCAGCTGGAACGCCGTTGGCCGGAACATTGGGCGAAGAAGGATCGCATCATTGCTGAGACCCACGTCAGCGGCAACCTTGTGGTCGATGCCAAGCAACAGCTTGGTAATGCGGTCACGCATGACGATGCCGCACGTGAGTTGGCGCGTAGGCTTATCGACGACACTGACTTCACATATGCTCGCCTCCCCGCACCGGTTGAAGAGTCGGACATGGAGGCAGCAGAATGAATGCCCGCGTTCGCCTTGGAGCCCGTAAACGCGTTAGGTTGGACGATCCGGTCCTGAACGGCAAGTTCCCTGCCGTCACGTCACCAGCGCCAACGCCAACGATGTCTACTGACAAACTCACTCCGGAAGCGCTAGCCTATGCATTGCCCGGTGGCTTTGCAAAGATGGCCTACCCGAAGTTTATGTACAACCCCTTCATCAGGGACGTTGAGAACAAGATATTGGACCTCGCCAAGGGCAAGGCAATCAACGTCATGTTCTCAGCGCCGCCTCGCCATGGTAAGACGTTGTTCATCGACCGCGTGCTACCGGCGTGGTACCTTGGACACTTCCCGGATAACCGCGTCCTGCTTGTCACCTATCAGGACGGCTTCTCACGTACCCAATCACGCCATGCCCGTAATATTTTCAAACGTCTTGGACAGTCCGTGTTTGGCCTTGACGTGGCGGACGACACACAGGCGGCGAACCAGTGGGACATCAAAGGCCATGAAGGCGGCATGGAAGCCGTGGGCGCTGGCGGCGCTATCACCGGTAAGGGCGCACACCTTCTAATCATCGACGACCTTATCAAGGGTATGGAACAAGCTCTCAACGAAGGCTTCCTTGAGGGCCTGTGGGAATGGTTCCTTACTGACGTTATGTCTCGTCTTGAACCGGGTGCAACCATCATCATTATCATGACGCGGTGGACGCAGTCGGACACCATTGGTAAGATCCTCGCTCAGCAGGAAAAGGACCGTGAGGAAAAGCTTGATGAAGATGACATGGGCTTTGCTGACTTCCAGTATTTCAACTACCCGGCACTAGCCACGGAAGGTGACATCCTTGGACGTGCTGTAGGCCAAGCCCTATTCCCGCAACGCTACGATGAAAAGGCGCTGCGCAAGATTAAAAATCGAAACGACGACTATTGGTGGGAGGCCCTGTATCAAGGAAACCCGGTACCGCTGAAGGGCAACATCATCGACGTCACCGGCTTCAAAAAGAAGTACGACTACGACGACCCGCCGAAGCGTTCAGACTTCGACATGGTAATCATCTCCACCGACACGGCGATCAAGGATACTGAGATTGCCGACTACACTGTCTTTGGTGTGTGGGGCGTCATGGAGAATGGTTACTACCTATTGGATATCATCCGCGACAAGATGAACTTCCCGCAACTGCTTGAACAAGCCAAAGGTTTGAACCGCGTTTGGCGTCCTGAGTTTTTCCTGATTGAAGATAAGGGCAGCGGTTCAAGCTTGATCCAACAGCTTCGTGAGGACATGGACGTCAACGTGTACCCCATTGATCCCGGTAGTGAGTCGAAGGTCTTGCGTATGCAGGCTGAGACCGTCACGATCAAATCAGGCTTGGTAATCCTTCCTGATCAAGCTTCATGGAAGGATGACTTCATCCTTGAATGCCGGTCCTTCCCACGCGGTAAGAAGGACCAGATCGACATGTTCTCACAGTTCCTCAAATTCATGCGTCAAACGACGTCAGGCATAAGGATGTTTTAAATGACAAAAAAGCGCAGCAGAGTTCGCAGTGAAAACTCGGTCAACCTTGTTGGCCGTGACATGGTGATGACTGAGGGCGGGCTAGTGCCCGTTGAAAAGGCTGCTACGGGCGGCGGCGGGGCTGTACACGCGCCACAGCTGATGAACCTTGGTAACCAGCTTATGACGCCACGGCGCGGCACGCGTGAGTTACTGAGGCTTTATGGTGAAAGCCCGTGGCTGAGGGCCATTGTCGGCAAAATATCACGTAGTGTGGCTGATACAGACTGGGTACTGTTTGCCAAGCGCAAAGTGCGTGGCGGGAAGTACGTCATGCCGGATGGTGTGTATGCCAAGAGCGGCAGCATCAGGCAGAAGCGTCTTGATGATGACATCGCTGATGGTTTGATCGACCCCATCAACAATCACCCGTTGCTGGAACTGATCCACAACGGAACAGGCAACCCGCGCCTGAATGGTTTCGCTTCCATGCAGGTTACGCAGAGCCACCTCGAGCTGACCGGTGAAGCCTTCTGGCTTCTTGAGCCCAATGAGTTCGGTGTGCCCTTTGCGTACTGGCCCATCCCGCCGTCGTGGGTAATGAACTTCCCCACTGCCAGCAACCCGTTCTACGAGTTCAGCATTCCCGGTGGCACACAGGTGAAGATACCTGTGTCGATGGTTGTGCCGTTCATCGACCCCGACCCCGACAACCCGTATGCACGTGGCGTAGGCATTGCCAAATCGCTCGACGATGAAATTCAGATCGATGAGTTTGCGGCCAAGCACCAGAAGGCTTTCTTCTTGAACCGTGCTCGCCCTGATATCATCGTCAGTGGACAGTTCATCAACCAGAAGGACGCTGAACGTCTTGAGAAGCAGTGGCTTGCCGATCACCAAGGTTTTTGGAAGTCGTTCAAGCCGCTGTTCTTCAGCCAGAAGGTTGAAGTCAAGGAACTCACACAGTCGTTCGAGTCAATGCAGATGGTGCAAGTGCGCAAGCATGAGCGCGACACCTTTGTCAGCGTGTTCGGTGCACCACCTGAAAAGTTCGGTATCATTGGTGAGTCCAAGCGCAGCACCATTGCGGCGGCTGACTTTTTCTGGAACAAGGACCTCATCAAGCCACGCGTGGAAATGATCCGTCGCATTCTTCAACAGGTACTCGTCCCCATGTTTGATGAGCGCCTGATCCTGTACTACGAAACACCCGTGGTGCAGGATGAAGAACTAAAGCTTCAGGCCATGAAGACTGCACCATACGCGTCCACCTTGAATGAGTGGCGCAAGGTGCAGGGTCAGGAAACGCTAGGCCCTGCCGGTGATGTCTTGGTCGTGCCGCTCAATAGCCAGATCATCCCGGTCAAGGGAAGTGAAGGTCAGGCTATTACGGGGCAGGACATGGTGCAGGAGTCCATAAGGCAGCGTATGGCCGCTGGACCCATGGCTCAGGAACAAATCGAAACCAGAGCTATGGCTGCTGAAATTGCCGAGGAGTTGATCGGCGCTGTGGAACAGTCGTTCCGTGAACTGACGACGAGGCGGGGGGAGTAAATCCCCCCCCAACCATCCGATTTGCAATTGTGGAATTTAGTTTGAAAAATTTGGGGTAAGTTATTTCTACTTCTTGATACCCCTACTTTAATGCTTCCACCATCGCAGTGGCTAGGTCTTGTGCTTCAATGATTCGTTCAATGCATTCAGGCGGCGATTCGTTCAACGCTGCCGCGATGCATTGAGCTATCAGCTTCTGTACCGCAAACCACTCCGCTGTGTTGAGTGGGCCTCCCGGTGTAGGCATTAAGAAATCATGTGAACACATAGTCTTATTTGTGACACTGTCCGTGATCAGGTAAGATGCACGACCCGTTGCAAAGATTGGCAAGGAGTAACTATCACGTACTTGGAATCTATTCTTCATAGCCCCCTCCAGTTGGGTTAGCTTCTTTCCATTCAAGCGTTAACTCTTTGGCATACGCATAAATCTTAGACACGATTTCAGGCGTAGGCACTATCACCGTGGCTCGTTTCCATCCTTCCTCAAGCTTGCGCTTGCGCCATTTGTTCGCAGCTTCTGTACTGGTGCGTCTGCCTTCCATTATTCACTCCTTTGTGTGGACGTTACAGAATAGCCGTCGTACTCGACGGGTGTCACGGCGTAGTCCGGACCGCTGCCACCGCTGTAGTCCGCCGCCGCATCGTACATGGTGCCCCCTGTAAGGTGCAGCTTCACTTCGTCCCTAGTGACGACGACCTTGTGGGTTGTTGCCATGTCACGGACAATCAGGTCGATGATATCATCCGGTGAATAGGCGACGGTGACCGTAGTGACCTTGTTGAGCTTCGGCACTGTCCCCGTAATACGAACGAAGTGGGTTGTGGCTATGTGCCCTTCCCCGCTAGCCAATGGCTCCACCTGATCAATGTCAATGTAGAAGGCGTCACCCCAATCAGTGCCGTCGTCTTCCACTTCGGCCAACACCTCAGCAATTGAGGGTTTGAAGAACATAGGGTGTCCGCATTTATGATGCGTGGTGATAGTCTTGACAGACTCGACGCTAACCCGTTCAGTCAGTTTAGCGTCCCAAGTGAATGCAACATGGCGAAGGTCTGGTATT